TCTCCATGTACTGATGCACAGCCAGTTCGGCTGGATGATTGAGGCTACTCATCATCTACATCTACCGTGATAAATTCACCAACAACACCTTCATCTTCTTCCGGCTCACCGTGAGCAGCCTTGTCCCACTCAGACAAAACCCATGTATTGAAACCCTCGACATACAGCATAAACTCTTTGAAAACGTCTTGGTCTTGTGGTGTAACTTCAAGACTATTCTGTACATCAAGATTAACTACAGGCACATAAAAGGTAGAACCAGTGGGAAGTTCCCGACCCTGTGTTTCAATTGTCATGTGATGCTGTGGAGGAAGACGACGCATCTGACCCAGCTTATTGAAAGCCTGACCTACGTTCTTGAAACCTTCCTTACTATCAATCTCCCACACGCATGGTACATCGGTAACTTCTTGCGCGTCACCCTGTTCCGTTACACCAGACATAGATGCAGTACCAAACACAACACGAACCCTGCGTATCTGACGTATAAGTTCTTTCGTGCCATCAGGCAGTGCATCAAAGTCCTTGATGTAACCCCCAGGTTTTCCGCAGTTAAATGTGCCAGTAGTATCTTTCAGGTCAATGTCCAGCTTTTCTGCCATAACAGTTTTCTGATAATTGTTGGCATTGCTATCATATCGCTGATACATGAAGCGTTGAATAAAAGGACGCAGAATAACCTTATCAGCGTAGATAACTTGGTTATCTGTGTTCTGCAAACCCATTGCACCAGCAGATACAATCTCCATCTTCATGGTTTTGCCGTTAACGTCGGCATCCCCCATGATAGACTTCTTGTTAATACGCAACCGTGCCAGACTAGACTTCTTCTCGCCTGTATCATAAGCCATGCCCATCATCTGCGCCATAGCTGCATAGTTATTAGTATCAATAGTTGTTAGTTCACTCATTCATTCACTCCTTTCAATAAAAATAAAGACGAGTTATATCACACTACGTCCTTAGTGTCAAGCCAATTCGGGCCAATTTTCGCTTCTAATATAAGAGGCACATTGAAGTCAATGCCCCACCTACCTGCAATTAGTCCAGGTAATTCTTTATTGGTTGTGTCTATCGCTTGTAACACAAGCCTTTCTTCCATCGGGTGCATATCAATTACAATACTATCATGCACACTATTCACAATACATGACTTAGCATACTGTAATAGTGAGTCGATATGTAGCAGGGCAACAGGAACAATATCTGCTGTAGCCAACGACTGCACAGGATAGTTCTTTAGCTGGGTGAAGTGTGACACACGACCACTCTCTAGTCTTTGTACATCGGGAAAAGAAAACTCCCTGCCAGAAGGTGTGACGACCTTTTTGTTTTCTAAAGCCTCTTTAGCCAATCTGGTATGCCAATTTGCGATGCCTTTATACTTCTCCGTGAAGTGTGTGTAATACTCTGCCTCCGCTGGCGTTCTACCAAAGCCTGTTGCTCCATAAAGAGGTGCAAACGTGTGCGCCTTTGCTTCTTGGCGACTTGTCGGTTGACCAGCATCAGTAATAACTTGACTGGTATATGCATGTACATCAAATCCTGTAGATACTTCCTCAATTGCAACTCCATCTTGTGATAGGAAAGCAGCTACCCTGAACTCAAGCTGTGCAAAGTCTGCTTCCACAATTTTACCATTATCAAAACGTGATACAAACACTCGCTTGACAGGGAATGTACCACCACGTGGCATGTTTTGCATGTTGGGGTCAGCACCACTGAAGCGACCAGTGGACGTGCGATGCTGCAACAGGCGAACATGTAGCTTGCCATCATACTTTGTGTGCGTCTTGATGCCATCTACAAAAGATGATAGATAGGTATCCAACGCACTTAACCTACTGACATCGTTAAGAAAATCCCTAGCTACCTGCATATTGTTCTGTGTGGCTATACCTTTGAGTACACCCAAGTTACCCTTGCTCGTAGAGAAACCATTAGCACTAGCCCACTTGGCATTGGGTGCAGTAAACTTTAGGCCAGCGACTTCCTTTGTTCTCTGATAAAGAAAGCCTGATGCTGCGCAGTCTACACACTTGTTTGGTTTGTTGTACGGGTCGCCATTCTTCTTTGTCTTACGGACATAGCCTGTACCATTACATGTCTTACACTTAACAGCGTGTGTTTTGTAAACAACATCTGTCTCCATCTTTACGGTATCCCTGAAGTCCTTATCTTTCATGTAATGATGAATGGCGTTGGCCCATACAGTTTTATTCTTTGGCTTACGGCTGTACACTACCCACGACAACTGCTCTGGGCTATTGAGATTGACTGGTGTGTCGCCCATCAACTCGCGTACCTGTGCTGTCAGATTGTGCGTCAGAATATCTTTCTCTTGTTGAAACTCAGCCCTAACATCCTCAAGGGCATCCATGTCCACAGTCAGACCACGCTGGTAAATACGAGCCAGACATACGGCTACTTGGTTTGTCAAGTCAACTGTACCCATAAGCCCAGCATCTGTAGGTGTGTTCAAACGATACATCAGCTTATCAGCAAGTTGTTGCGTAGCTTTAATATCGGCAATACAATACTCCGACAGTTCGTCAAGAGGTATGTCACGAGTGCTGTAACCCTTGGAGAAATATTCTTTCAGGGTATCCTGCTTCTTGGTATCCAACTCGTAACGCTCTGCACATGCCTCTAGTGACAGTGGCTCTTTCACACCACGCTGCATTACATACTCAGCAAGCATTGTGTCGAACACGGGTCCATCATACTTGAAACCCGATTCCCACAGCCACAGCAAATCGTGTGCTGCATTGTGCATGATAAGCACTGTGGCCTCATCAAGAAACATCTGCACACGCTCACTATAGTCATGCCCACTCTCATGCTCTTCGTGGTCAAAGGGAAATGCGTGATACACCCCTTGGTCGGTAAGTACACCCACCATAGTAAGACTGTTGTCTGGCTCAAATGGGTCAAGGTGCATCTTTCCATCACGCTTTGTTACAGTATTCTCTACATCCAGTGTTAGCTTCATACTTCATATCTCCCATAAACATTATCCAAATTACAATGTAATCTTCCATGCCATCCTGTCAACTTGTTCTTCACAATATTTAGGTGACGCTGTGGGTCTTGCTTGTTCTGCCCTTCAATGAGTGGGTTGGCTGCAATCAGTATCATAAGGTCGGCCTCTGCTGCCTTGCCTGTCTTTGACCCTTCCATCATGCTCTGGTTCAGAACTGTCTTACCTTCTGCTTCAGCAGACAACTGTGACATATAGAAAACAACACAACCATACTGCTTGCCAATCTCTCTAGCATAAATTACGTTTGCTTTCAATGCCTCATCCTGTCTCGTATGCCCGTGCATCGTAGCAAACTTATCACCCATGTCCAGAACAATTACGTCAGGCTGATAGCTTTTGACCACGCTCTCTACCCATGCCATGTTCTTGCCTGTCGAGTCTTTGAACCTGATGTTGTCTGTAATTTGATTGTATAGGCTGTGCGCTTTCTCCTTATCCCTAGATATTTCCTCCATCGTCATGTGTGTAGCAGCAGTAAGGTATCTTTCTGCCACACGAAGTGCCTTCTCCTCGTTACACAGGATGATGCACTTTGCACCCTGATGTGCAAACCCACGAGGTCCAGCAATCATACTGGCATGGAAGGATGTCTTGCCTGTGTTTGGCCTAGCACCAATCTCAATTAGCTGGCCAGCGTTAACTCCCCTAATCTCCTGTGCCAGTGTTGGCAGGTTAAACTTCCAACGACTCTCCAGCGAATGACTATCCAGTATTGAATCAATGCTAATATCTTCCCACTCCATATTTAGATTGGGAGTGAAGTCATCATTGTATTTTGCAAGCAACTCTCTCAGAGGCTCCATAGTGGCCTCATCACCATTGGAGTAGTTTACCCCCATGTTCACGATTACCTTGCCTATATGACGCTGAAACAGGCGAGAAACCACATCTGCTGCCACGTCGTTACCCATAGCCCTTTCGCTGCCCAACTTATGAAACAACTCCTGGTAGGAATGCTCCTGTGCTGTAGTCAGTGCCGGAGTATGTGCCAAGAAATACATCGACACTTCCTCTGGTGTTACAGACCTTTTGTATTGCTCCATCATCTTGTCGATGCAGCGTATAATCTTTACGCCTTCGTCGGTGAACAACTCGTCTGGGCATTTGTTCGCCCTATGTTCTTTGTAAAACTCCTCGTCCATTAAGGAGCGAATCATTGTCATTTCCATTGCATGTCTCCTAGTAATTTCATATCTCTATCGTTCCGGTATTTCAAATCTTGCTGTAGATTCAGTATCTTAACTGTGCTTACATAGTTCTCCAAAGCCTGTGCATGAGTTGCCGACTTGGCAATAGCATCAGGGTCTAGAGCAACTAAGACAGTGGAGAACTGTGCCAGATACTGTTTGTGAGTTTGTTGTAAACTCGTGCCAAGCAACGCCACCCCTACAAAACTTTTGACATTGCCAACAACAGCAGCACTAACACAGTCCTCCACCACGACAGCGACAGAACCAGTGCCACAGATATAGGGGAGACTGCTAGACCCATACCTCTTCCACTTTGGCTGTCGCCTTGTCAACGCCCTACCTGTAGCGTCAACAATCTTGTTATCGTGCCTCACCAGAAACACAGCGCGTTCCTCGCGCACGTCATACATCAATCCCAAATCAATGGCATCTAACTCGTAGCTGTCTGCCCAGTCTCCTACAAGTTGATTGCAAGGGACGATGTATTCTGGTAGCACAAAATTATCTTCCTTTTTTTCTTGGCGCATTAGTTCGATATCATCTATCGACCACATAACACCCTTCGCACCACTAGCTTTGCATGATGCCTTATAACAATTCCATACGATGCTGCCACCCATGTTGGTCACAGAGAAAGTATTATAGCCCTTACAGTATGGACAATTCGTACGAATAGTTTCACCATACCTGACATCATAATCATTTAGTACATCATTTAATGTTACTATCATATTATGTATCCTTCCTTTGCCGCATCTAATGTTTAACTACCATGATTTCTACGCTTTGTCAAGGCATAATTTGCACTCTCAAAGGTATGTTTCATGTATGGCTTGACCGATTGTGGGTTAGCATGTCCTGTTACCGACATGATTTGTCCTATACTCACACCAGCATCAACCATTTCTGTTGTGCCAGTTCGTCGCAGGTCACGCAACTGTAATTCACTTGACAAACCAGCCTCATCCATAATCTTCCTCGCATGTTTAGGTAACTTATACATACTGTATGGCTTGTACACGCCCCGCAAAGGATATGGTCTAGGTGCCACATACTCTTGAAACCCAAAGTCATCTTGTTGCTGCTTCAACATGTCGCACAAGTCATCTGATATGGGAAGAAATACTTCTGCCCTACGCTTTGACTGCTCAATATGCACAGCTTGCTTATCAAAATGTATAGAATCCCATGCTAGTAGACGCATGTCACCTAGACGCTGACACCACTCGTAGGCCATCTGTGCAATGAGTCCTATGTTCCTAGTGTTGAAGTCACTGTACGCGACTGATAAAAACTGTTGAACATCCTCTTGCGTCCAGACAACCTTACGAGATTGTGTATTTCTTTTCTTGACTTTATCAAACGGGTTGGTCGTTACATGCTCCATCCTGACACCATGATTAAAAATAATCCTGGCTACAGACATGAGGTGATTCGCAAATGACACACCCCTCTCGCACCATTCATCATACATTTTCTTTGCAAACAATGGTGTGATATCTTTAAGGCGTGTGCCATTCATACCCTGCGAAACTACAGTGATGTGGTAATCATACTGTGCTTTAGTATCAGGACGTAAACTCCTGTATTCTAAAGTTTTCTTGTAGTCATTTGACAAGTCAGAAAAGTTTTTCATAGACTACTCCTATAGAAATGATAGATGATTACCACCCACATGTAACACACTGCTAACTCAAGCAGCAAGATTACATGTCCCACTCTTTGATTTCAACATCCTTATCAACAAGGGCGTGTTTCAGACCCCACCATGCGTCATCAACTTGGCGCAGGTCATCATAGTCGAGGGTGCAAAACTCGCTGACCCGACTACGAATCGGAACCCATGCCTTGAGCAAAGTCAGGACAGCATCCTGTTGCGTAGGTGTCATAGCCATCCAACATTCAGTTGCTGCTTCACGCTTCAGTTCCCACTCATTCTTTGTCTCACTCATATCTAGTCTCCTCTCAATCACAAGATGTCTGTCGGGTAATTACGGCCACCCAACATTGCCGTTCTTCGTCGTACTTGACTGGACGAACCAGCCTTGTTCCATATCCAAAAGGATGCCACCCCTTGAAGTATAAGTCAACCTGTTTTTGCAGACCTTCCTCAGTATTGTCTGTTAATTCTGCTCTCACGTCTTTCATCCTGCAAACCTTTCTATAATTCCAATGATAACATGATAGGCCATCCAGCCAAAGGAGCCGAACACACAGGCAAACAAAAGCATCTCAATCCCGTCATGCGTGAGGTAGTAGTGCGCCATCCTGTGCCATAGATTACTCATGTTCACCTCCATTACCTCTACCCAATCCACCAAAGTAATTAGGCTTACGCTTGGCTGTTTCAAACACACCTGCCGTGATGAACACACCAGCAATCAGCAGGGCATGTGCTATGGCACTGATACCAAAGACAGTGACAGAACCCACAGACATGGCAAAGATAATGCACCACATCCAAGCCAGCACCTGCATCACCATGTGCCTTGTGTTTGTGTCCGGTATGTATGACAGGGGATTGTAACGCCAATCCATAATCATATTCCAGGTATTACGCATCTTCTTTCTCCTTTCGTGGGGGCTGATATAACCCCCACTTGATAAGCATTTCTGTTTCAGCTTCATGGTTGGGATTGTCCCACTCAATGTCTATGATGTGCTTGTCATCCCAGTCATGGTCAAATAGTATGTCCTCGTTCATGTCAGTCCATCCTCGTGACAAAGTAGCCATTGTCAGTCGGCAGCGCAGTGATTGCGTATGGATAGAAGTACACAGTGCCATTCTTTGTCTGCATCTTACCTACATACTCTAGGTCTTCATCCTCTTCATGTGGACTCTGATACAGGCCATCCTCTGACACTGTGCCTTCAAACTTGTACAACTCACCAAAGCCATAGCGTTCTGTCATAAACGACACAAGGTCTTTGCCACCCACCATGTTGTATTCAACTACCCAATGAGGAAGAAGTCCCAAGGATTCTGCCAAGTGTTCTTTGGGTTCATCATAGTGCTTAGTGTTCAATACTAGGTTCATATCTACTCTCCTTTCGGGCAGGGTTCCATGCTGAAGTAAACGTACTTGTTGTCCACCGCAATGTGTGGGACATCAGGTCGCACCTCTTGCTTACCTACATATGTAAATGAACAATCTTGCTCTAGCTTATCGTTCATGTCGGTGATAAATTCTGCGTTGTCATTTGCAAACATAGCAAACGCAACAGTCGCTAACAATCCTAACATACTATATCTCCTTTCTACTTGTAAGACTTCTTAGAAAACAGGTCAGCCAATGACACAAGGTACATCTCCGACTTGTTGTAGTCACCACCTTTTACCTGACGAGGCTGCATCTTGTCAAGCACTTTCTTCATGGTGGCTGTCGGGAAGATGATTGTGCAATACATATCATTATCCTTGTCTGCTAGGTTCTGCACCCAGTATTCAGCCTCTGTCGCATTGATGCCGGATGGTTTATCAAAGCACTGGT